GGAAAGTTGGCTGTCTTAAAGCGAAGTCAACTGTTGTTATCGCACGAACTGATTGCAATGCTTTTGCAAAGTCATCAGACTCAAGACCCATTTCGATCTCTAATCCATTACCCCAAACTCCAAGTATTCCAGAACTGAAGTTACCGAAGATAACAGCAGAACAATTGCTAGAACTAGAACCCTTAGTTAGGTTGCTTGGTACGTTATTAGAAACATCCATTGCATAGCCATTGATAATACCAGGAGTACCACCACGACCAATACGACCAGCATCAGTATTCCAAAGGAATGAACCGTTTCCAGCAGCAGATCCACCAGCCCTTAATAACTTAAGATCAGCTAAAACTTTTGCGTTTGTAAGATATGCCATGCTATCGCCACCAGCATTATCAATTAGCACTTCTTTTTCAAGATTTACTAAATGCTCGATTGTGATTGCAGCACCGTTAGTACCACCAGCAACGCTTCCTACTCCACTTTGATTCAAAATACCTGTCATTTGACCAGAAGAACCAGAACCATTAATAATTCCAGCATCTACTCCAACAGCGATTCTTTGAGAAAGGTCATTTCTTATGAAATCATCAATTCCAGGTGTTGCTTGTAATAAAGTTTGTCTGGAATATTTTGAAAGAACAGCAGCATTCTTTGGAGAAAGTGTTACCTGATCAAATGTTGATTCTGACTGAGTAATAGCAGTTGTTTCAGAACTTAACCAGTAAACAGTACTCTTTCCACTTTGTCTTGGGATAGCTACGTCACCAGTAAGACCAGACATTGTTTGAATACCTAGACCAACTGCTTTAACAGCATTATCAAAAGAATAAATAAACTCATCTGCTAAAAGATCAGTCGCAACTAAGTTACCACCAGTTGTTGCACCAGATGTAACGTATGTGTTTCTTGTCTTAAAGATTTCAGAATAAGGAACAAAGAAGCTTCTGTCAGATGTTTTCTTAACACCAGAAAGTGCAACCTCTTGGCTGATTTCTCTAGCAAAACCAGCTTCCTTGGATGACCAATCGCCTGTCATTACAGCACGAATACCAGCACCAATGCTGTACTTAACATTTTTCTCCTGTGTTACATCAACTGGATTAACAGTAGGAGTTGGCTTTTGTTGGATTTGATCTAAAACAGCTTCTCTTGCTCTATCAAGAGTTGAACCATTTTCTACTAATTGTCTGCCTAAATCAGCAAAGCCATGCTTTGAAGTTAATGCAGTAATACTTGCTATGCGTGAACGCTCTTCTGAAGCTGCCTTCTTTGCTGCTTCTGAACGCACCACACTTAAATCAGGGGTGTCAGTCATCTCAGGTTGAGGTGTAGTTTTAACTTTGGGTGCGTCATCAGACGCAGAAACAGATCGTGATTGCTCACTTTCTTTTTCTATTATAGGCTGTTCTTCTGCTTGCGTAGCAATATTAGCTGTTTCCGCAATAGAACGACCTACTCCTACCGTAAAATCAGCAGGAGTACTTACCAAACTGATTTCCGCAGGAGTGAAGTTAGTTACTCGATAGCTACCATTCTCTGCTTCTTCTGTCTCATTTACTGAATAACCAAAAGATACATTACGGTATATTCCATCTTTAACCATTTCAAATGCTTCTTCACCAGCAGCATTCTTGGCAAATCTTACTTTTGCCATGCCTCTTTTCTTCTTTTTATCTAGATATCCTCTTTGGACTACACCAAGAACAATATCTGGATTGTGGTTGAAAAGTAAGGGAGCAGAAGCATTCAGACGAGAAAAATCAATAGCATCCTCTCGGTGTACTAAGATTTCATCTCCTAAATAACCCCGATTTACAGGGGTTTCAGAACTGAAGGGAAATTCTAAAGTTCGTTCTTCTTCATTTAAATTCCTACTTTCAAGTAAGACAGAATAATCACGAAGTAAAGTTTTACCTTCTAAATCACGTTTTTCCTCCATAAGATTCGGGATTAGGTGTTTCATCTATACTAACCTCTTTTTGCTCCGTAGGAATAGTTAATTTACTATCAAAGACTAAACCTAGTTGTTCTGCCTGTTCTACCTCATCTTTTCTTTCCGCTAATAACTCTTCTAAGTCCCCACCTTGTTCAGCCACAATTTGTGTTTGAGTTTTAAATCCAGCCCTAACCGCCTCTTTTGCAGCATTCACTTCTTTTAACGGATCAATCCAACTCCAACCCCTTGGCATCCAATGAATTTTCATATATTTTTCAAAATCTGTATCAAAATTAGGTAAATTTAATTCACCACTTAATACAGCCATTTGAAGCCAATTTTCATAGATTCTTGAATGTAAGTTTTCTATAAAGTAATTTTGAATCGCTTTATATTGAGTCCTATCTTCTAGTAAGGCAAGACGGCTAGAACTGTAGTTAGATTGCGAATAGTCACGACTCAAACTTTCATAAGATAATCCTATTCCAGCAGCCATAGACCTTAACATTGCTCTCATAAATGCTTCAAATTCACCATGAGGACTATCCATATCAGGAATAACTACATTTTCACCATTTTGTAAGTAATGAAACTGACCTGGACTAAATGAAGTAACACGATCACCATCATAAACTTCACCGCCTTGATCTAGTTCACCTTCTGGACTTGTGATAAATCCCATTAATGCACTAGAAGCCCTAGCTCTAACAACAGCACTTTCTCGAAAGCCAGCTAATTGATGTAATGATTCAATAGCAGAAGCCATCCAAGGAACACCTCTTGTTTGAGATGGTCTATCTGTCATATATAAATGAATAATTTCATTAGCAGGAATTATCATGTGCCGATCTTCACCTTGAGGCAATGTAAAAGGCGTATCTCCTGGATGCTTAGTTAAGAAAGCATAATTCTTAGGTCGCATAAACTTATCGACTTCAACTCCCATTCGCCATGAAGCATTTTTATTGCTACTTCTACCTGTATAGTCATCATCTAATTGATCTGCTTCTAATATTTCTAAAGCAAAAGGTATTTTTGAACGACCAAAAGGTTTATTAACCATTCTTATAAATACTTCACCAGATTCAATCATTGAATTACAACACAACCTTTCTATATCAGCCCAACAAAGCCTTCCAGCAGTATGACAAGAATCATATCTACCCCATTTTTTCCATGCTTCTTCTATTTGAGCATTAATCTTGGTATCTAATGTATTAACCCTATATTTACGAACATGAGCCTGTAATTTAATACCAGAATCACCAATAACATTAGAAGTAATAGATCTTACTGCTTGTCTTGCATGAGGATCATCTCTTACTAATTGTCTAGATCTTTGACGTAAAGTTTTTATACTGCCTTTAATTTCGGCATCAGCAGATGTACCAGCAGCCATCCAGTTAGAATTTAATCTACTTGTAGCAGCACCCGCATACATTCTTAATGGTCTTTTCTTTGTAATAGCTTTATTGCTAAAACCATCACCAGAAGTCCAAAATCCTTTCCAAGCATTAATTAATCCCATTGTTAAAACCTCACATAGTAGTTGTGTGGATCGCCTAAACCGTTAGCAATCATATTTGCCTTTCTTTCTCTTACTACCTCTGCTTTTAATTGCGACTCCCTTTTCCTTAATTCGGATAAATCGGCATATTTAAAAGTACGATCACCAATACTATATTCACTTGCTTTATTAGCAATAATTGCTCTAATCGCAGCTTTTACAGCATCTAAATCTATTTGTGCTTGTGTCCTACCGTCATAAGCTCCTGGAGTTCCAGTATAAGTAAGCTGATTTTTAACCTCTATTTGTCCTTCAAATAAAGTAATCTCATCACCTGTTTTTGTGGCTCTTGCTTGAAACCACCAAGTCCCTGCATCCATAGTAGAAGTAGAAGCAGAAGTTATAACAAACTCCCAACCTGTACCATACGCAGTACCAATGATTTCTTTTGCTTCGCCACTTGCATTTGCACGAAGATAATATTTAAGTGCATAATCAGCACTCGTTACACTTTCATTTAGCCAATTAACACCAGCAGGATCTCTCCATCTGACAGTATCACCAGCCCTAAAAATTGAAGGAATAGGCATTTGGGTAGTTACCAAGAGTTAACATAATTCCGTGAATTTACGGATTTCTTTGATAATAGCCCTTTTTCTTGCGTATTAATAGTGCCTTTTTGAATCAATTTAGAGAAGATTTGCCAGATTTTGAGCCTTGGATAGCGTTGATAGAGCAAATTTAAGGCAGAATAGGCGTAAACAAGCTCATCTAGACGTTCTGATCTTGCACCCGCTCTTTTTTGCCAAGTTGGTACTGTAAAACCTGATCTATTTGTCTTTAAAATTTGTTGTTCTGATGTAATTTCCTTAAAATATTCTTCTTCTGTCTCAGCATGGAAATGTAGATAACCTGGGCTACTACTTCCTTCTTTAACTATATTATGCTTCAATCTACCCATAATGCAATCTTTTATAGTGTCAGTTCCAACCATAAATAAAGCAACACCTTTCTTAATTGCTCTTCCTTTGAAATTTATATCAACAAATTTACCTTTACTTATAGGTGCTTGATTACGAGTTGATGCACCTTTAATAGCTATAACCCCTAAAGATTGATGTTCTCGACAATAGGTATATACAGGAACAGTAGCCAAACCTCCACTATCAATCGCAGTTACTTGTATTTTCATTTTGCCTTTATCTTCTCTTATCCAATCATTTGTTATTAATGACGTTAATGATTTCCATACCTGTCCTTGATGTGGATCACCTTCAATACTTCCATAACTTATTAACCAACATTCTTCACCATCAGCCCAACCATAAACAGAATAAGAAAGACGTTGACCAGAAGTACCGCCACCACCTTGAACATCAACTCCCATTGTTAATATCTTGACATCATTAGGAACTATTTCTGGAAGGTAAGGTTCTACACGTTGCATTAAACCTTCAGCAGATAATTTACTGACATAATTTTGTTCCCATGTCTCTGCTAATCGAGTATTAATAAATGTTTTTAATGCTGGTGCATCATCTTTACATCTAAGCCATTCTTCGACAGCCGATTCCCACGAATACCATCCCAAGGGACTGTAAAGACCATTAAGGTGAAACCCTGCTGTCTTGCCATCACTTTCTCTTGTCGCTCGCCATTCACCCTCTCTTAACATCTGTGGTTTATTTAATTCTTTAAACCTTTCCTTACAAGAAATACATTCATATTGAACAGTACTAGGTTCAGACTTTTCCCATTTAAGTTGATCCCATTTTAAATCTTGAAATTCACCACAAGCAGGACAGGGAACATAATATTTCCTACAATCCGACCTTAATAACTCTTTTTCAATACGACTGTAATCTCTTAGTGTTGGCGTTGATGTTAATAAAATCTTTTTACGAGCAAAAGTAGTAGCACGTTTACAAGCTAGTTCTACAGGATCTCCTTCACCTTCTACATCAGCAGGAAAAGCATCTATTTCATCAGCAAAAATATATCGACAAGGAGTAGAACGTAAACCAGTAGCACTATTCGCACCAGTTAATAACAACATCCCACCAGGAAAGTCTTTATTAAACAAAGTATTACCACTATCTCTACTTCTGGCTGGTTCTATACGCTCTGCCAATACAGGAGTGTCAGCTAACATACTCGCTAATCGTTGTTTTGACAGTCTTTTTGCCATTTCTACTGTGGGTTGGACTGCGAGTAGAGCCGAAGGTGCTTGATGCACAATGTAGCCGATCCAATTGTTGCCACATTCTGTCTTCCCGCTTTGTGCTGCGAATTGCATTACAACTCTTTCTATAGGACTGCTTGTACTTAAACAATCCATTGGTTCTTTTAAATATGGTGTCCTAGATGTTCTAAAACGCCCAGGTTCACTAGAAGCTTTACTGGACAACATTCTATATTCATCTGCCCATTGACTAACAGTTAATTCCTTCTCAGGTTCTATACCTTCTAGAAAGCCTTCAAGCCATGCGTTCATTTAATAGGTAACTCTTGCAATGCCATCCTATGTTCATCCAAAATTGCCCTATGAATTATTGACGGATCTGTTTCTCCAGCTAATTGATGAGATAAACGATCAGCAGTATTCATTAACGCTTCTCTAATACTTCTACCAATCGCAAATGCTGATTTCTTTACTTCTTTACTAGCAACTAAGTCTTTTTTTTCTTTCGCTACCTTTAATTTTGAAAACTCAGCCTCAAAATGTTCTCGCCTTGCCTTGGATACATTAAATTCTGGAATCTCGTCATCAGGAAGCTTATCTATATCATTCTTTAACTTCTGTGCTACATTAGGAGATTGCTTCGTAGTAGTAATAACTGGTGGCTTATAAGTACCGTCCCAGCATTGATGAGCTATATCTCTGTTTAAAACTTGTTTACCTTCTTGATAT